TTCCTATTTTGAGCAATGGTATTGAGTTTTTCTAGATAAGCATTTTCGTAATTTACATCAAATCCACCCAAATGATCAGTAATTATAATGCTATTGGTGTTGTCAGATATTTTATTATAATCAAAAAAACTATAATGGTGCGATCTCAACATTTTTTTTAATTAAACGAGGTTCTATATAGAATTTATAGCGAAAATTTTAATAAAAAAGTAGGGGACCGTCTCCCCTACTCGATTGACACAAGCGACTACTAGATCACTTTTGACGGTTACGAATCATTGCCAAAATATCTTCAGCACGTTGGCTGGAGGGTTTGGCCTCAACTGGAGCCGATGCAACAGGCTCACTTGCTTCTTCTTCTACATCTTCTACTACAGGAGCAGGTTTGGGTGCAGGTGCAGGCGCACTTTCAGTACGGGGAGCACTATCTGCGGTTGAAGTTTGGAACCCTGCGGGTTTGTAGTATGCACCCCAGCGTTCTGCATCATATGCTTCGCCATTAACACTGGCTTCAAACATTTCTTTGATGATCTTCAACTCTGCGTCGCTGGGTTTCTTGGGTAAGAAGTCTCCCAAGTTGTACAATCCATACTGCTCAATTGCTTGCAGTTCATCTTGCGTTAGTGCAGACTCTTTACGAGCCCATGTACTGGTGCTGTAATCAGCATAACCACCTTTGCTAGTCTTCTTGATGTTGAAGTCTAAACCGCCTTCATAGTCGGTGGGCAAGTTTTCCAATTCTGGATCCATCAGTGCGTTTTTAACCAAGTTAAAAATCTGCGGACTGATAACAAAACGGCGGATTGGATTTTCCGGAGTCTTGTCTTCGTTGATTGGATTGTCACGTACAAAGCCTTGGAAGAGATAACTCTTTTTCTTCCAATACTTACGTCCCATGTCTTCCAAACTAGGATCCTTAAACCAAGTACGTACTTCTGCCAAAACGGGACAGGCGTCGCCATACATTTCTACACAGGGTACTTGTACCACTGTAGGCTTGCTGTCTACTTGACCTTTAACACCTGCAAATGGCAAACGGATCATTAGTCGTTCAACCCAAAAGAAAGTGTTTTTAGTGTTAGCGTCGGGGAGGAAACGTACTCGGGCTGTAGTACCTTCTTGAATGTTCCAATGTGCATAAATGCCATTGTCACCGCCCATTGTGTTACCGCTACCGCGGTTTTCTTGACTTGCGAGCTTAGCTCTGATTTCTGCCAAAGATGTTGCCATAATATAATCTCCTTAAGATGGTCTTTGTTGTGCCTAGATATACAACTGCACCTTGCAAGTGTATAACAAAAGTATTTAGTCTGTCAACTGTTTTTTTAGATTTTTTTTGCCGCAAATTCGTTCGAAAAAAAATATTTTTTATTTTCTTGTGCTATTTTATACATTTCGGCAATGCGACTATCTTTGTCTGGACTATTATATAGTTCTTTCAAACTTTCAATCATACGTTCAAATCGCTTATAGAGCGATGTTTCTAAGTCATAACTTTCATCAATTTGGGCACTATAAGTGTTAAACCCAAACTTCCTTAAAGTGTCAAAACTTTTAGTGCCAGACATCAATACAAATGGTTTTCCCGAAGCGAGACATTTTCCAGTTTTTTCAGTAAACCAAACATCCGATAAAATATCTGTCTCAATTACCATTTCAATATTATACTTGTTCCAAATGTTATTGTATGATTTGCAACTGTCTTTCCAGTGAACATAACCATTGTCACTTATTATATCTTTGTCAAAAATTTTGCCCTGCAGCCATGATAGTTCTCGATCAAGATATTGTTCAAACCCACGGAGTCCTGATTCAACATCAGTTAAAGATTGTTGAAATATCATAAAATTATCGTTAGGAAATGCTAAATCTAATTTGTGTGCCATATGTAGTCTTTGAATAGAAAATCTACCAATAGATGCGCCAACAAATTTTGCCTCAGACAAGTTCTTGTCAATTACATCTACAAACTCCGGCATAACACTAAAGATTTGGAGAGGAAAATATATAGTTTTATATAACTCAGAAGATGTCTGCTGTACTAAAGTAACACTACTATACGGTATAGAAAACATATCGCACAAGTATTTTAAAGTATACTCAAATCCTGTTAATTTTAGATTTTCGCCGTCTTCTGAGATGACATAAATCATTTGGCCGGTGTACTTAGTTCCTAGTACGTGGATTAATATTTCTATCCCCTTTGTGGCATAGTTTTTAGTCAAAAAATGGCCTGTGCGTATTTTTATTATTTGTGATGAAACTTCAATTGGCTCTAATAGATGAACAGGAGCGCCTTGCATCTTACATGTAAATAGTAGTAAAAATTATTTGGCTAAACCTGCCAAACGTTTGATCGAATCTAAATCTTTGGATTCTTCTAAATCTGCTTCAAAATCATCTGCTGTCAGATTAACTGCATACTTGATGTATTTTTTGTTGTTCTTTAAGACTGACTCAAGTTTTTCCATACCTTGGTCAGTAAATGTCTGTGCTTTATGATCCCACATACCTGGAATATCGCTTAGTTTCGCAACAACATTCATAATGCTGCCTTTTTCTTTATCGCTTAATCCAAACATGCCTTCCTCTACACCTTGTTCCTTACTTTCTTCCATGCCCAAAGAACTGTAAGTACCAGTTTCGTAATCATTTGTGGTACTACCATATGCGCCATAGCCATAATTGTAAACTCCCATTGGTGGGAATTTCATTTTGGGATCATGTGCGGCTATGATGTCCTTAGCACGTTCTACTTCTTGCTCACTTTCAAAGTAGTACTTGCCATCTAAAAATTTGAATTCGAAGCCGTGTTCGGTAAACAATTCATCCAGTGTGGTGTTGCCACCATCAGTGTCTATCTCTACCCGTTCAGGATCTGCACTGTTTGCAAATGGACTAAAATCGCCATCTTCGTCGTCTTCGTCTAGTAAACTGTTTGCCCATGCTTCGAATTCTTCACCGACCCGGTTTTTACGTTCTTCATACGCACGATGCACAATGGGCAATGCATCCATCAAACGCTCATCAAAAACCCGGCGAGTAAATCGTTCCTTTAATGCCGCCATGTCAATGTTATCCATTGACTCTGTTGCTGTCCATGATTCTTTATAATTGGTGTAACCTTTTTGTCCTTTTAGAGAAAATAAGTCTCGGTGCAACGTGCCATAATGATCAACTGCTGCTTCAACCATAGCCATAGTTTCTGCATCCTCAAAAGTTCTGCCACGACAATTACGTGCGAACAACTTAAGGTCAGACATTTCTTTGATCATTTGACCAATGTGTTGTCCGAACTCGTCATGCACTTGTCCGCCGTTCATAACGTGTCTAGCATATGCTCTTGCGCCGTTTAGTGTGGTGCCTTCGGGTAATTTAAAACGTTCGCCTTCAGAATTCTCAATGTAGAGTGCCCTAATATTTCGTGCTCTTGCACCGAGCTGTTGTTCGTCCACTGGCTTAGAATGCCTTGCTATGATTCTCACACTTTCCATCTTTTGATAGGAACTGCGAGTTGTGCCATAAAGTTTGCCTTCGGTTACTTGAATATCGCCTGCATCATAGACTTCGGCGTCTTTGTTTGCGTGTTTAAGGTCTGCTATGTTTAGGCCTGATTTTGCTATGTCTCTGATGTCAAAAGTCATCATGTGTCTTTTTGCAAACAGTCTGATGTCCTTAAGAAAATTGTACCATGCTTGACGTGTCTCAGCGTCCATGCCTTTGTCTATTTCTTGATCGTAATATACCTTAATTGCCTGTTCATCTACTAAACTGAATGTTATGTTGCCATAATTTTCACCGTTGTATGTAAAGTCAAAGTTAAAAAATCGTGCCTTAGTAGGGTCGACTGTAGCCTTAGCGTTTTCATCCCCAATATTAATACTGGTAAAACGGCTACGAATCTTATCGAATAAATTTTCTGAGACTTTTTCTATTTCAAGCATGGTTTAGTATTTATTCGTTTCGCCAGAACCAAGTATAACTGGTTAGCCTATATTCATTGTCTGGCACAGTATAAGGCATAGCATGCCACTGATTCTTATTATTTAACATCAAATATCCAGAATTAACACGATATTCAGGTTCGAATCTCACTGAGCCAGCACTGTTGTAAAATACTGTGGGCATTGACTTAGTATTTTCTGTCAAATAGATTTGCATTGCTGCATATACCCCATCATTATCGAGATGATTTTCCATGTCAAAACCGGGTAAATCTAACCAAAACGCTGTGTCACAAGATGTAAATCTGACTTTAATACTTTCCTCAATTACTGCTTGAATAGATTGTACATACTTGTTTATTGTGTCGTACACACTGTCTGTATGGTAAAGTTTCTTCCTGGGCCAGTCTTCCTGCATTTCTTCTGACCTTCCCGGAGTTGCTAAATGATCGACAGCACGTAGATCATCTAATAAGTTTTGTGGGTAAATGTTTTCAACAAAAAATAAATCGTTTTTACTATCAATTGGGGTTATTGTCATGACATTACAAAGGGCATAGGCATTAGCAGTTCTTCGCTGGCGTCTTTAAGTTTATCATCAAGATTGGGGTCAAACTCACGTAAAAATGTAGCCATTCTTACTGCAAGTAGCAATGCCATAACCAAGTCATCGTGTTCACCTATTTTTGCTGCAAATCCGCTGCCCGATGCTACAAATACTTTAAGTTCACTTACTAATGCTTTACTGGCTAAAAAGATTTTTTTGCTTTCAACAAGATTTTTTAGTTTAGCACAGGCAGCAAGTTTGTTTCTGTTTGTGGTATTAAATCCTTTTCTATATCTACGAGCATTGCCTGCTTTTACAGGTTCACTTAGGAAGATGCCTCTGATATTTTCCTCACCGTATTCAGCAATCGCAACTAATGTGGCTTCACCTATGGTGTTGTTTTCAACACTATAATAAACTTCGTTATCTGTGCCTGCTACTTCTACTAAGGTTTTAGTTATTTCTGCAAGAATTTTTACCTGCTGCTGTATAGGTGTCTTATTGTGTTGCCACTCTGCTACCTGTTTCATTGTGGGTAGTTCAAGCACTTGCATGGCAGCATAATCTCCTCCGGTACCAAGACTGGGGTCAAGACTAACAACGTAAGTTCTACCACGCTCTGGTTGTTTATACCATCTTACCTGTCCTTGTTTTTCCAAAGGATCTATGCCAGCCATTTCAGTTAGCACTATAGGGTTGATCAGCGTTTCGTCAAAGATAATAAATTCACATTCCATTTCACGTCTAAAACGTTCTTCGCCCAATTGCGCCCGTTGTTCTATCTCCCACTTTTCATCTCTGTCGGGATGTTCCTGCCAACGACTTCTAAATGCTTTGAATCCATTAATACCTAATTCTGTTTCATTGCCGTATTCGTCCAGGCATTTGTTTGCCTGTCTCCAAATAAGTGCAAATTGGTCTTCGTCACTGTTTGGCGTACTGGTAATAATACACTTACCACCTGTAGCCAGTGTGGGACTAATGGATGTCCAAAACTCTTTAGCAATGCTGGGTCTCACAAATGCAAACTCGTCACAATACAGTAAGGAAATACTCATACCACGTCCTGTGTTTTCCGTTGTTGTTGCACTTACTATACGAGATCCGTTGTCAAAATCTATACTGCCTTTGTTATAACTGGTAACGCCTGCACGTATAAAGTCTGGTACGCTTTCATATCCATAACGAATACGTTGCATAATTTCCTGCGAGCCAGTGTATTTGTGTGCTGCTACCAAAATAGTGCTGTCGGGCACAAACATGGCATACCAAAGTAGATAACCAGCAGCAGTTGTTGATTTACCAGTTTGCCTAGGCATTAAACTTATGCTGTATCTAAAACCGTGGTAAGTATCTACCAATCTTTTTTGGTATTCAAAGGGCTGGTATAACATTCTACCACGAGTTGGGTGTTGAATGTAAAAATAATTGTCAAGAAAATACTGTGGTCCTGTTTTTGGATCAGCGCACTTTGCGATTTCTTTAATCTGCTGCTCTGTATAGGACTCAACACTGTTTGGTTTTTTGATTAAAACAACTTCCAAACTTTTTGCCATATCTGCTTGCTCTTTGTAAGTAAATACTATATAAT